GAAAGTAGGAGAAACAATGCTTTAACCCCTAAAAGCGAAAGCACTAGCAAAGCATATGCTAAGCATATGGAAACTGAAACTGAAACTAGAACTGTAACTATAAATAAAACTAAAATACTAGATGAGCAGTTTGAGGAATTTTGGGATTTATACGATTATAAGAAATCTAGAGACAAAGCAGAAAAGGCTTGGAAAAGTTTAAATAAAGAGGAAAAGGCTTTAGCTTTACAACACGCACCAGTATATGCACAATCAACTCCTGATAAACAATTCCGTAAACATCCTACAACCTATCTAAACAACAAATCTTTCAACGATGAAATTATTGAACGAACTATTAGTACAAAACTTAGCTACGCAGAACTTGAATGGGAACGACTTAAAAATCTTGGATAGGGATGAATTAAAGGTTTATAAGGCAATGGAATCTATGCACATTGGCAAATGCTCAAGGATAGAAGTAACAGAGCATTTAAAGACCTGTATTGCTTTGAGTGGGATGCAAGTGCCAACAAATCAAATATTTAATCTATGCGTTTCCTTTACGATAGAATCTTACGGACAATACAAACTTAAGGAACTGGGAGTTGCATTTAAGATGTTTGCAGAGGATAAATTTACTATTAGTAATCATATAAATTTTAGTCCTAAGTTAATTGGGGAGGTAATGAATGCCTATAAGAAGATAGCAGTACAAGTAAGAAATAAAACAATTGAAGAACCTAAACAAATAGTTATGCAAGTAGATGAAGAACAAGTAATGAGAGAAGAAGCCGAGTATTGGAAAACATCTAAGAAAGACTGGAGATTTTTAAACCATCAATGTTTTGACTATCTATGGAAACGAAAACTGCTAAAGATAAGCCCTGATAAAGCTGAGTACATAAAATCTAAAGTAAAAGCCTATCATTTAGCACAGGCTAAAAAGCCAGATGATATGTTAGTAGATGAGGAAACTATAAGACAACAATGCAAAAAATATTCACTTAAACTTTATTACGACAACGAACTATAAACAAATAACCTATGAAAACAGCAATGGAATTAATGTTAGAAGATTTAGAATTAAGATATAAAGTACTATATAATGCACAAATGCTACAAGCGTGTGGTGCAATAGAAGGAACTATTGACTATGCTAAATCTTTAATTATAAAAGAAAAAGAGCAGATAATGAACGCTTATTGTGATGGTGCTAAAGGTGGAGCAAATGGCACTAAAGGTCAACACGAATTTGGATGGGTATCTATACATACAAGAAAAAAATACTACAACCAAACCTATAACCAAAACAAATAACCTATGTCAGCAATACCCTTAATAGTAATTTTTATAATAGCAATAATAATTGGCTTAAAAGTTGATGATGAAAAAAGAAAAAAATATTAACCAAAACAAATAACCTATGAAAGAAATATTAGGAATGATTAAATTCTTTTTTATCTCAGTTCCAGTATTCCTTTGTGTTTACTGCTCTGTAATGATTTGCATAGAAATAAAAGAATACATTAAAAAATATGAGTAAGATAAGGGGACACGAGAACGCACAACCAATAAGATTAATATTTATAGATACAAAAGAAGAAATAGAATTTAAGTCAATAGCTTACGCAAAAAGAGTAACTGGAGTAAATGAGTACCAAATAAAGGAAAGCCTAAATCCAGTCAAAAAGAAAAGATTTGAGTATCAAAATAGACAAATAGCGTTCCGTATAAAAAAATAAAATGATAAGAGTAATAAACTTTAGTGGAGGAAAAACAAGTGCCTTAATGACAATTTTAAATTATCGTGAAGGAGACTTAGTAATATTTGCTGATACTAAAAGAGAGCATCCAAAAACATATAAGTTTATTAATGACTTTGAGGCACACGAGAATATTCCAATTATTAGAATTAGTTACGAAGGTGGTTTTAGAGGAATGTTAGAACATAAAAAATGGAAATTAATACCTAATAGAGTTAAAAGAGAATGCACTATTGAACTTAAGATTAAGACTGCTAAAAGATATCTTAGAGCAAACTATGGCAAACAAAACTATGAATGGCTAGTAGGGTTTAGGGCAGATGAAGAACGCAGAGTAAAAGGATATGAAAAAAGACAAGCCTATATTCATCCTAAATTCCCATTGTATGAAGCAGGAATAGACAAAGCCTATGTAAATGACTATTGGAGTAAAAAACCTTACACATTAGAAATACCAGCAATTCTTGGTAATTGTACTTTATGCTTTCTTAAAGGTAAAAATGCAATAATTAATATTTTAAGGTCATACCCAGAACTAGCAAACGAATGGATAGAAGATGAAGAATTAAGCAAATTAAAAGGTAATGGGCATACATATTTCCAAGATACAACCTACAAACAAATGCTAAATTATGCTCAAAACGATTTATTCAAAGGACAAGACCTTTCGGATTTAAACCCAGCTTTTAATTGTTCGTGTACAAGTTAATCCCTAATTTTGTGGTATGGCATTACAAACCATTCCAAAACTTACAGGAAAGACACAAACAATTTTTAATCGTTATATACGACAAAGAGATAGTCAAAATGGATATTTTACTTGCATATCGTGTGGCTCTACTAAAGATACATCCCAAATGGATGCAGGTCATTATGTGCCTGTCAAGAATAGTTCAGCTTTAAGATTTGATGAGTATAATGTAAACGGAGAATGCAAGGCTTGTAATGGATTCGACCAATTCCACCTAATAGGATATAGAAGAAACCTAATAGATAAGATAGGCGAAAGAATGGTTCTACATTTAGAAAGTCAGTCTAGACTAATTAAGAAATGGACTAGAACAGAGTTAAACGAACTAATAAATAAATATGGCGAAACTAAATCCTAATGGCAAAGTCTCCTTTGGAGCAAGAAAAAAGGGGAAGGCTAAAAAGAACTCTGGTCCTAAAGACAAACCTACTAAACCTTATAACAGACAAGGAAGATGCTAATAACAGAAATCAAATCAAATCCTAATAATCCTAGATTAATTAAGGACCATAAGTTTAAACAACTTGTAAAGTCTATTCAGGACTTTCCCCAAATGCTTGAACTTAGACCTATTGTAATAGATGAGAACAATATGGTTTTAGGTGGCAATATGAGGCTAAAGGCTTGTCTTGAAGCTGGGCTAACGGATGTTCCAGTAATACACGCAAACAATCTAAGCGAGGAGAAAAAGAAAGAGTTTATTGTTAAGGATAATGTAGGCTATGGCGAATGGGATTGGGATGACCTAGCTAATAATTGGGATGCATTAGAACTAACTGAATGGGGTTTAGATATACCTAACTTTAATACTGAAGGCTTTGCAGATAAAAATAAAGAATTAAGTCTTGATGATGTTAGTGATTCAATGACTATTAATTTAAAATATACTGAAGATGAATATCATATTGTAAAAGAGGCGCTTTTAAAGATTGCACCTACTCCTGAGCAAGCAATATGGAAACTATTAGGTAATGATTAAATACGAATTTAATGACCATAGATTCCCTTATAAATGGAATTTAACAGATGGTTATCCTGCAAAAGGAATAGAACCTAATAAACTAAAAGTTTTTGGTACTTTTATTTGTGGTGGTGGCTCAACTATGGGTTATAAGTTAGCCGGATATACTCATTTAGGAGGAGTAGAAATAGACCCTCAAGTAGCAGATATTTATAAAACAAACCACAATCCAAAATATCTTTATAACCAAGATATTAGAGAATTTAATAAACTTACTAATCTACCAGAAGAATTATATAATCTTGATTTATTAGATGGTAGTCCTCCTTGTTCAACATTTTCAATGGCAGGAAGTAGAGAAAAGGCATGGGGGAAAGAAAAACAATTTAGAGAAGGGCAAGCAGTACAAACTTTAGATGACTTAGTATTTGAGTATTGTAATACTATTATTAAACTACAACCAAAGGTATTTTTATTAGAAAATGTAAAAGGTATTATTTTAGGTAATGCAAAAGCATATTCTAAAAAAATTATTCAAACAATGGAACAAGCTGGGTATAAAGTGCAACTATTTCTTTTAAATAGTGCATCTATGGGAGTTCCACAAAGAAGGGAAAGAGTATTTTTTATAGGGTATAAAAAAGAGTTAAACTTTAAACCTTTAAGATTAGATTTTAATGAAAAACCAATTCCTTATGGGGAAGTTGAAAAAAGGTGTAAAAATGCATTAGGTAAACAAATAACTGAAGCATATCATAAATGGTGGATTAATACTCCAAAAGGTAAATCTTTATCTTTTGCTCATCCAAAAGGAAGTTTTTTTAATACTATAAAAATTAGTGATTTAGATGTAATTAATACAATAACTTCTACTGATGGCGCTAAATTAATTCATTATAAATATCCAAATGTTTTAAGTAATGAATCAATCCAAATGTGTGGTAGTTATCCTTTAGATTATAATTTTATAAAAATTGAACCTAAATATCTTATTGGTATGTCGGTCCCCCCAATTATGACAGCACAAATTGCACATCAAATTTGGTTGCAATGGTTTAAGGCTTAACTTTGTAATTCAGTGAAAATTCAGTGAAATATGGCAAATGAACAAAATTTAACCCCATTCCCTAAAGGAGTATCTGGCAATCCAGCTGGGAAGCCTAAAGGAATACCTAATAGCAAAACAAGACTTTTGCGTTTGTTAGAATTGGTCCAAGTAAAGACTAATCCTATTACAGGTGAGAAAGAGGAGTTTACTGTGGCAGAGCAATTAGATATGATGGTACTACAAAAGGCATTTAAAGGCGATTTAAAGGCTTATCAGGAAATACTTGATAGACTAGAAGGTAGAGCTAAACAAACTAATGAAATAGAACTATCTGGAGGACTGCAAATAAATTGGGAGGAAAAGAAAACCTATGTAGAAAACAAAGGAAGCCTATAATGGAATTATCCATAAAACAAACAACTGCTTTAGACCTATTAGAAGATAAAACAACAAATGAGATTCTATTTGGAGGAGGAGCAGGTGGTGGTAAGACTGCATTAGGTTGCTACTGGCAGCTTAAACAAAGATTAAAATATCCCAATACAAGAGGACTAATTGGGAGAGCCGTATTGAAAACCCTAAAAGAAACCACCTTAGTCTCCTTCTTTCAGATAGCTAAAATGCAAGGATTAGAAGCCAACAAGCATTTTAAGTTTAACGGACAAACAAGCCAAATAGAATTTCCTAATGGTTCTACTATTCTACTCAAAGACCTTTACTCCTACCCTTCCGACCCTAACTTTGATGAATTAGGTTCATTAGAAATTACCGATGCTTTTATAGATGAGGCTAACCAAGTAGATGATAAGGCTAGAAACATTATTAAATCAAGGATAAGATTCCAATTAGACCAAAACGATTTAGTGCCTAAGATTCTTTACACTTGTAACCCAGCAAAGAACTGGACCTACTCGGAGTTCTACAAACCAGAACAAGAAGGCACAATATCTAAGAATAAAAAGTTTATTACTTCCCTAATAGATGACAATCCTTTTATATCAAAGCATTACAAAGAGAACTTACTAACTTTGGATAGTGTATCAAAAGAAAGGCTTTTATTTGGTAACTGGGAATACTTAGATGACCCTGCACAACTTATAGACTATGATAAAATACTTGACTCTTTTACCAATACGTTTATTCCTGTTGGTGATTCTTATATTACTTGCGATGTGGCACGTTTTGGCAATGATAGTACTGTTATTGGTATATGGAGTGGCTTTCGTGTTAGGTTTTATCAATTCAATGGTAAATCAGTTGTTGAAGTTGCTGAACTTATAAAGAACTTTGCATTAGAACATAAAGTACCTGTATCTAATATTTGTATAGATGAAGATGGTGTCGGAGGCGGTTGCGTTGACCTTATTAGAGGTTGTAAAGGTTTTGTAAACAATTCAAGAGCATTAGACAATCCAATAACCAGAGCCAAAGAAAACTTTGATAATCTTAAATCACAATGCTATTATAAACTTGCCGAAATAATAAATGATAGCAAATTGTTTATAAATGCAGACGGAAAGCAAAAGCAAATGATAATTGAAGAACTAGAACAAGTGAAGCAAAAATATGTTGACAATGACGGAAGCAAAGGAATAATACCAAAAGATAAAGTGAAAGCTGCGATAGGTCGTTCACCTGACTTTTCGGATTGTTTAGCTATGAGAATGTATTTTGAATACACTCCTAAATTTGTTGTCTCTGTATTTTAGTATAAAATAACTAACTTTGACTAAATATTAATAATATGGCTATTTGGGATTTCTTATCCAAGAAAAAAATTTCTGCCGTTAAACCTTTGCAATCTGTTCTACCAATGACTGGTCCTTTAGGTTCAAGTGTTGCAATAAATAGAGGAATAGTAACTTGGCAAGGTGCAGATGCACAATCTTTTGTTAATGATGGATATGTTGGTAATGATATAGTTTATTCAATTGTTAGACTTATTACTGATAAAGCAAAACTTGCTCCTTTTGGTGTTTTTAAAGTTATTAATGAAACAGCAGCTAAAAAATACAAGGCTTTGATGAGCCAACCTGAAAAGATTAAAAATTGGAAAGATGTTTTGGAATTAAGAAGCAAAGCATTTGAAGAATATACAGGCGACCAAAGATTAAATGAATTGCTTAAACATCCTAACGAAGAAGATTCTTGGGCAGATGTTGTTGAACAATGGTGTGCATTTAAATTAGTTACAGGTAATAGTTTTGTTTATGGTCGTCTTATTGAAGGTGGTGCCAATATGGGTAAGCCTTTAACGATTAATGTACTTCCTGCTCAATATATGGCTATTATAGCAAACGTAGAGGTATTCCCTCCTGTTGTTGCAGGGTATCAATTATATTTTGGTAAACTTTGGTCATTTAAAAGAGAAGAAATTTTACACGATAAATATTTTAACCCACAATGGAATATTACGGGCAACCAACTTTATGGGCAAAGTCCACTCAAAGCTGCATCACGGACTTTAACACGTTCGAACGAAGCGAAAACCGCAGCAGTATCTGCATTTCAAAATGGTGGACCTGCTGGAGTATTGTTTATGAACGACGATAGATTCGACCCAATAAGTGGTGGCGAACAAGCAGCAGCATTAAAGAAATCAGTTAGTGAAAAAGCAGGTTCCTCAAACTACAATCAAATTGCAGTAAGTGGTTATAAAGTAGATTGGAAAGAAATAGGATTAAGTCCTGTTGAATTAGGAATACTTGAAAGTGAAAAGTGGGATATGGTTTCTCTTTGTAATGTTTATG